GTTGATGATTCTGAGATTCCTGAAGATGACGGACAACGTGACGTTGATGGTCAGCATAAGGCCAAGCGCGACCGGATAGCAGATTTATTGATCAGGGCGGAGATAGTTGCACCATCACTTTAAATTCAAGCGAGGTAAAAATATGAAAACCATTACGCAGTATAGAGACGATGTGGCGGCGCTGATGAAAAAGTCGGCGGATATCGACATGAAAGCGGTCGCAGAAAACCGCGACCTGTCCGAAATGGAACTGGCATTGAAAAACGAAATTCTGGATGCGGTTGAGGACACCCACAAGACCATTTCCACCCTGGAACGGCAGGAGCGGATGAAGTCCCTGTTGGAAAAACCGGAAACTGCGGTCACTGTCGAAAAAACCGGGAGGAAGTTCTCCGACAACGCCCGGATTACGGGTGGAGAAAAGCAGAAATTTTCGTCTTTGGGCGAACAACTTGCCTCGGTTATGAGAGCCGGAATGCCCGGCGGCCATGCCGATCCGAGACTTTTCAACGCAACCGGCCTCAATGAAACAGTACCTTCTGACGGTGGTTTTTTGGTTCAGACCGATTTCAGCAACGACCTGCTTCAGGATGTATTCCAGACTGGAATCCTCGCCCCCCGGTGTCGGCGCTTTGAGATTTCCGGCAATGCGAACAGCATCAAAATCAACGGTGTTGATGAAACAAGCCGGGCATCAACGCGATACGGCGGAGTTCTTGGGTACTGGAAATCTGAAGCGGCACAGAAAGCGGCCTCCAAGCCTAAGTTCCGCGAAATCGAATTGTCTCTCAAGAAACTTGTCGGCCTCTGCTATGCAACCGACGAACTGCTTGCCGATGCCTCAGCGCTCGAAGCCTTTATCAGGCAGGCGTTTGTTTCTGAGTTCGGTTTCCTGCTTGACGATGCAATCGTGAACGGAACCGGCGCAGGGCAACCCCTTGGTATTCTGAATGCCGGTTGTCTGGTCTCTGTGACCAAAGAAACTGGCCAGGCAAAACAGACTATCTTAGCAGAAAACGTAATCAAAATGTATTCTCGGATGTTCCCGCAGTCTGTCGGAAATGCTGCGTGGTTCGTCAACATGAACACCCTGCCTCAGCTTTACACAATGAGCCTGGCTGTAGGTACTGGCGGCGCCCCCATCTTCATGCCCGCTGGTGGCTTGTCTCAGTCTCCGTACAATACCCTGCTTGGCCGTCCGGTTATCCCGATTGAACAGTGTCAGACCCTCGGCACACAGGGAGATATCATCTTTGCCGATATGAACGGCTATCTCTTAGCCGTAAAGGGCGGAATTGAATCAGCAATGAGCATCCATGTAAAATTTGACTACGATGAAAGCGTGTTCCGCTTCGTCATGCGTGTCGATGGACAGCCGGAACGTGCAAGCGCCCTGACTCCGTACAAGGGCAACGATACCCTTGGCCATTTTGTAGCCCTGGCAACCAGAGCCTAATTCTAATCATCAACATAAGGCCGGGGTATTTCTTGCCCCGGCACTCCATAAGGAGGAAAGCAATGATTCCCAAAAATACCAAATATGTCCCTCTCGGGGTAGATATTGATTTTAACACGGCAGCAAGCAACCTCTCTGACAGCATAAACATGAAAAATTACCATGACGCGCTGTTCCTGATTCAGCTGGCCGACATCGGAACTGCAAGCCCGGTCCTGCTTGTATATTCAGGGGCAACCAATGCGGCCTGCACCTCCGCGCTTGCGTTTAAGTACCGCTTTGGCGGGGCGGCTGCTGGTTCTGCAAACTGCGATGTTTTCGGAGATTGGACAGATTGCGCGGCAACAGGGCTTGAGCTGACTCACGGCACTTACGACAACTATCTGCTTCAGGTTTATGTTGACGGTGCGGATATGGACATTGCCAATGCTGAAGAGTGGTTGACCTTAGACTTCACTGATCCGGGCGGCGCTACAGGGCAGGCGATTGTCATTGCTGCGCTCACCCCCCGCTATTCCTCGGGGACCGAAGTAACAGCGCTGGTATAGCATAGAAAGACGATAGAGGTGAAACAATGATCATAAATATAGAGCAAATTAAGCAAATCGCCCGCGAAGTAGCCAAAGAGGAAATCGAAAAGGCTCTTGCTGAATGCGTTTCCAAGCAGGAAGCGGCTACAAAAGCGGCTGAAGTACCTCAAAAGGAGGTAAAGTAACATGAATTACAATCGATCAACGATTGACCGCATAGGCGACCTGATTAATGGTCTCCATGTCGAAACCACGGGCGGGATCTTGGTGGCCGCTAATTTTGCAGGCGCAGCCAATACCCAGACGGAACTCTTTAACATTTATGGCCGTATCGGGATCATGGAGCTGTTTATTGAACTGACTGCGGCAGCCGATGCGAATGCAACGCAGGTTCTTTTTAACTGCACTTTTACGACTCCCGTGATTGCCGTCAATGCTATGTGTGCAAAATGCGCCTCTATTGCAAATCTTGGAGCTTATGGCCGGATTGTGTACCCCGGCGGTGCGGTGGCTACTGCGGCAATTATCACTGATAGCGCAGGATTAACCGATGTGGAAATGGCCGGTAAGAAAGCCATTCTCGGAGGATGTTCGGCGGCTGGAGTCAATACGGTCGGGACTATCGGGATGCTGGCAAGCGACGCTACGCAAGCGGCAACCATTGCGGCAACGGGCCATATATTCTATGTGCCCATGTCACCTGGCGCGTATGTAACAGCAGCGCTCTAAAATGAATCACCGGGCGCGGGCGGATCCCTCTCTCCTCTCCCCCGCGCCTTTACTTCAGAGGCATTAAAATGAAGAAAATAATCCTGTCCGTCATTGCTTTCTTGACCCTCTCCCCCGCTATATGCCTTGGCGCTGCAATCACCTGCACACAAGTGCCGCTGCGGCTCGGCTCTTCGGGGGTAATTACCATCACCATGGAATGCACCGGAGGCACAGACGACACCACGATATCCCTGAGTGCGGCCAATAATGCCCTGGTTCTCGGGAAAAAGCTTATGGCTGTATCGGCATTCGTAACGGCAGGCGGGGATCAGCCGGACGCAGCAGACGTGACCGTGAATTGTCGAGGCTTGGACCTGCTTGGCGGGAAAGGTGCGAACCTGATTCCTGCGACCGACATCACAAACGAAACGCTCCCTTACAACACATTCAATGGGCTGTACCGGTTTAAAAACATCACTGGCCCCGTGACTGTTGGAATTGCGAATGAGGGAACGCCAGGGTTTGACGCAACGATTGTTCTGGAGTTCGAGTAACATGAAACGTTTTATTTTTCTTATACTTCTGCTTCTCCTGGCTTGTCCGTCCTGGGCGCAAACTTGGACAGTAACATCCGAAGCAGAGATGGTTGCTGCCATGGCAGGTGATGCAGATGGGGACGTTATCAACATTACGCAGTCATTTAGCGTTACCGATACCACGTTTATCGTTAATAAAGATGTGACTATTCAGGGGATCGGAACCCCTAAGCCTGTTATCACGCGCACCGGAACCGGAGAGGCGTTTTTGTTGACCTCTGGCGCAACTGGTTCGACACTGCGAAACTTTGTGCTTACCGGAGGATCATATGGAATACGAAGTGATGCCTCCGCTAATGCCCGCCGGCCGCACAATATAACCATTGACAGCCTTGATCTGTACGGACTGATGTATGGTGGTATTATTGCCACTGGTGCTGATGGTTGGTTAATTACAAACAGCACCTTCCGGGCAATTGGGAGTGGGACAGCTGTAAACACCATTGACGCCCCTATACGGTTTAACTACTCGTTTTATAATTTGCATCTTTGTAATGCAGCGTGGGATGAGTCAGTTAATGCCAATGTTACCGTTACCGCAGATACCGAAACCAAGGTGGAGGGGACAGGCTCAGTTAAGCTCGCTGTGGGGGCTGATGTAACTGCGGGAGAGATCCTTGCTACGGATAATATCGCCTCAACCGGAAACAATTATCTTTACGATAAATACAAACTCGGATTCTGGATCAAGACCTCTATTGCCCTTGATGCCGGCGATCTGCAAATATTGCTCGATGATACCGCAAGTTGCACTAGTCCACTTGAAACAATCAATGTTACAGCAACCAGGGCCGGGAAGTGGATGTTTATCCAGTTGCCGCTTGCTAATCCAAGTTCAGATTTGGCTGTGGTGTCGGTTGGCTTAAAACAGGTTGTAGACAAAGGTGCTTATGACATCTACATAGATAAAATCGCGGCGTACCGTGGCGGTACGAATACGACTATCACAAATAATGTGATTGAGGGTTATTACGACTCCAGTGCTGCGGCATGGAAGACCGGAACGCTGCTTTGGTTCACTTGGCCTAGCGATAATGTGTTAATTCAGGGGAACACTCTGAAAAATGCTGGCACTCATGGGATAAATTTCTATGCTCCAGAAGTAGGGACATATAGCTCGTGTTCTTCAGAAAATGTAATTGTAACAGAAAATTACATCGAAAATGTTGCAATGATAGCCACCAATAACTTAATTGGCTGGGGCGTCGGTACAGGGACAATCAGCAATAACATGCTGCTACAAACGAGCATCACGGCAGGCAACAAATCCTGGGGAATTGAAACATGGGGGAAAGTGTTCCCCCGAAATACCACCGTTACTGGCAATACATTCGGGGGCGGATCCCTGGTAAGTGGTATGCATGGTGAATTTTGGGGGTCAACGATCTCCAATAACTACTTTGAGGCCGACGAGTCCTGTATCTACGAAATGACCGGGAATGCTACGATTACGGGCAATATCTGCAAGATAGTTGACGGTGCTACCCCAAACGTAGCAGGGATTTATATTCAGGGGTTTTATGGGCCAACAGGAGCGGCTACCGTAAATATCTACAATAACATGCTCTACACCGCTAGTTTCACCAAACCTGGAATCTTGGTCGAGGAGGAGTACCAGGCATTTGACGCAATCAACCTCAAAAACAACATCGTCGTGGGATTCCCTCAAGCCGTAGCGGTAGAGCATGTCGCTTCTGGCCTTCCCCTAGTGCATACCAATAACCTATTCTACGGTAATACCAAAAATATACAATACTATGATGGCGCTGCATGGCAGGATCTGGCGCTGGATGCAACGGAATTAACGTCAAATCCCTTATTTGTCTCATCCACCAACTTCCACCTTCTCCCAAACTCCCCGGCTATCAATGCCGGAGTCAACATCTGCACGGCTGAGGGAGTCCCATTCGCAACCTGCACCGGCGACGGCACGGGCTATTGGTATGACAAGGACAATCATAAGGTCCCTGACGCTTATAACCGCATTCCTATAGGCTCGTCAGCTCCTGGAATCGGGCAGCATTTGATGAATATTCGACCCAGCAGGACTATACTACAGTAGGAGGACGTGGAGATTGGAACCAACGTGGCTGGAGCATTTCGACCTGATACAAACTGGATTTGGCGTTATCGTTGGAGTGGTGGCATGGTTCATGATCCGCACGTTACAGCAGATTGACAAAAATCAGGAACGGACAGCGCAACAGCTCGCTGACCTGAGCGAAAAATTCTACACGCTCAAGGGCCAGCATGAGGCGTTGATGTGCAACCATAAGGGGCATGACTGAAATGTTTAAAGACCTCAACAAAGAGCAACAGAAGGCGGTTGCGCTGCACGGGATAGACATTGGCGCAGTTACTATCCAGGTGCAGACCGGACATCCACGGGCCGCTGAGTTGATGGATATCCGCAATGACTTTTTCGGCTGTGTCCAAAAGTGCCGGGTATTCAGGGAGATTTGGGAAAAAGTGAGGGGATTATGAGGAAATTATTAGTACTTTGGGCAATCCTGCTTTTGACAGGGTGCGCCACGGTAAACCATGAAATGACCAGGGCGGATGGAACAACCATTAAGACATCTGCCACCACTGTTTTCAAGACATTCGATGCTGTAAAGGCTGATGACCTGAACGGGACATTGGCAGTCAAAGGAAGTCAGGTTGACGCTGAAACCCTTCAGGC